TTTAAAAAAATTTAGACATTTTGTTTTTTTTTACCCGGAAGTTGCAAAAACTTGCTGTTTGGGTGGGCCCCCCGCCCCCCTGGCCGGACAGGACCCAAATTGGGGGGTTGGCAAAAAGAAAAGCCCCCTCAGGCTGGCACGCATCTTGCTAAGGCAAGTATCATGCCAGACTGGCATGGCACGCATCTTGCTAAGGCAAGTACCGTGCCAACTAGCCACGCAGGTTAGTGAGCACTCACTGGGGCGCTTGGTGGTAGGTTAGTGAGTACTCACTGGGGCGGTTAGGCCAAGCAAGAAGCGTGCCTGACTGGCTGGCATACATTGTGCTTACATGCAAGAACCGTGCCAGCGTGGCCAAGCAAGAACCGTGCCTGACTGGCGGGTGCAGATTGTGACTGATCAGTCAGAAAATAGGCTGTTCGGTGATCGAACGCGCAGGCGAGTCGGCTGGGTGTTGGTGGCGCAAAAACCCAAAATATGAAGACTGTCAATCTGGCAACTATATCTTCGTCTTAGTACGATAAAGATAACAGACTGTTAAATAGGGCTGATTGACCATACTAGTAGAAGCACACCACAACCACCGGAGAAAATCATGCAATACCAAATCAATGTAGGCCTTGAAGTGCCAAACCAGACCAGCGACATCAGCGACCTGCTGGAGCGTGCAGACCGCGCGTCAGTGCTGCTCAACCAGCGCTTTGTCAACGTGCTGACGACAGTCAAAGAGAGCAGCACTGAGTTAACACTAGTCGCGCAGTTTGATGACGTGCTGGGCTGCGTAGAGCAGGCAGCGCGCGAGATCAGCGACCTGCTGGCGCAGGATTGTGTTGCCGTTTTTAATCCAGCGGCCGGTACCGGCAAGTTGATCGGCGAGCGCGCAGAAAGCTGGGGAGCATTCAACAGCGCCTACTTTCTAAAGTATTAAATAGGGCTGATTGACCATACTAGTAGAGCAGTACACAACCACCACCACAGGGAGAATGACCATGGCAACATACAAAGTCGGCTACTATTTAAACGATGGCACAACGGCCACATACAAGCAACACGCGGCACTTGCTGACGTGATAACTGAAGCAAAACGGTTTTGCCGCCTCTGGATTATCTGGGACGAAACCGGCAAGGTTGTCGCATGTGAGTAGCAAGATCGAAACCGGCCGCGGCCGGTCTGCCGGTAGTGCCGGCACTGACGAGATCACACCACACACCACAAGGAGCACGACCATGACAACACCAACACCAGCGGCACTGCAAGCGGCAGCACAAGACCTGTACGAGGCCTGTCTTGAGGCGACTGCACTATTTGACAACTACCCAGAGTGCCATGAGTGCATCGGGACCTTTCAGGTACTGTGGGCGGCAATCAACAAAGCAAACATAGCAAACAGTTAAATAGGGCTGATTGACCATACTAGTAGCAGCACACCACCACCACACCACCACACAAGGAGCACGACCATGGCAATATTCAAAGTAAAACATATCGTTCTATGCAAAGTATCAGCGTGGAGGACTATTGAGGCTGATAGCTTCGACGCCGCTTTGCTCAAGGCAGCGGCAATTGAGTGCGTGACTGATTCAAGCACATGCAGTTACGAGATCGTCGACGACATAAAAATCGAGTCAATTACCATCACACAAGGGAAATAACCATGAAATACGCAAACCATATCAGCTACACCGACATCGACCCTTTTGAAGTAGTGCGCGTGGTCAGCGACCGCACGCTGGAGATACGCGAGATGAACGCCGACCGCGACGACAGCGTGGCACTCGCGTTCCATGTGGGTGGCTTCGCTGCCCACTGTTCCAACCAGCGCGACCAGAAATGGATTATTACCAGCGACACCAGCAACAAGGTGATCCGCATCAGGCTGGGCAAGGGCGGCTGGAAGGACGCCCATGGTCGCAGGTTCGCACTGAGCGAACAGCCACACAAGTTTTTTGATTACAATTTCTAACCACACCACCACGGAGGGCGGCATGTCCGAGTTATCAAAATCACAACAAGCATTTATTGATTCATTTTTATTCGCACACGCGGTGCGCTTCGGCGCATTGCGTGGCCACATCGACCGCACGGTGCTGGAGGACTTCATGCTGCGGTCTGACGACGATCCAGAGGAGGCACTGTACGAGGACTACCCAGAGGTCTACAACGCGATCTGGGACGCGTACCTGCTCTGGAAGGCTGCAGTGCGCTGGGCAAACAACCACCAACACGACTAGGGAGAACGACCATGCAGAAATTTCAAGTGTTGTTTGGCGGCGAAAACGTCTGGACGATTGACGGTGAGCCCCATTTTTTTGCTTCAGAAGCAGAAGCGGCCGCGGAACTAGACGAGCACTTTTCTGATATGGACGGTGCCGACATGGACTACGAGCCGTCCGACTACCGCATTGAGCCTGTTTAATTTTAAGGAGAACGACCATGAAAACATCAGAACTGACAGACGTTGCACTTGATTGGGCAGTAGCAAAGTGCGAAGGGTTGTTGGGCTTTGGTTATCAAGATGATATGGGGCTGCTACGCATAACCCTGTCAACAGGCGAGACCGAATACTTCAAACCAACAATCGATTGGTCGCAAGGCGGTCCAATCATCGAGCGGGAAAGAATAACCGTGATTGCCATGCCAAAAGGTTCGTGGGCAACCTCTACCCCTTTGCATACGTTTCATCAACCAACACCACTAATCGCAGCCATGCGCTGTTATGTGGCCAGCAAGCTGGGCGATGACGTAGACGTGCCAACCAAACTAACAAAAGGAGAATGACCATGGCAACAGGCTGGAAGACACGAGAGACGTACGAGATTTTTCAACAATACTTTGAGGGCAAGACGCCGGCCGACTTCGGCTGGGAGGACTTCAAGCCCAAGACACTAGAAACGCTCATGAAGGGGCACGTCACGGCACCCGTTGATTGGGAGGGGCTGGCTGAGTTCTTTTACGACCAGAACGGCTAATAGGGCTGATTGACCATACTAGTGCAACAACCAAACCAGACAACCAAGGAGAACAGTTATGAACTTTACAACACACGTCAACGCATCGGGCACATGTCTGCAAGACACCATCATCGCCGACTACGCTGCATTGGTTCGTGCATTTGGTGAGGCAGAGCAGGGTGACCAACTCAAAACAGACGCGGAATGGAATTTGCGCTTCGAGGACGGTACACTGGCCACGATCTACAACTGGAAAGACGGGCACGCGTACTGCGGCGAGGACGGCATACCAGTTGACCAAATAATGGAGTGGCACATCGGCGGCGATAATACGCGCGCCGTTGACTACGTGAAATTAATATTGGAGAAAACGGCATGAAGATTAAGACCAAGACCGCGACACTGTGCGTGTACACGCCATGGGGCACCACCCGCAAAATGGTCGACGTCATGTACCGCAACAAGGTGTTGTACTATTTCTTCGGCGGCACAGAAGCAGACATGCTCGAGGCGGCAAAAAAATGGTGCCGTAATCAGGGTTTCACCAACACTAAAATCAACTACATCGTAAAAGGGTAACGGCATGACACCATATCAAGCGGTAAGTATCGCGGAGGGCTTCGAGCCAGCCGAGTCAGACGAGCAGGTCGTCGTCGCGTGGCAGTACCTAGTCGACTCTGGGCTGGCGTGGAAGCTGCAGGGGTGGTTCGGGAGGACTGCCAGCGACATGATCGAGCAGGGTATCCTGCACCACGCACCGGCACGCAAAAAGGTGCCCAACTACAACAACCCCATCTTAAACGACATGCCGGAGGCGTTATGGTAATCACTAAACTTGACCAGATCATCAGCATCATCGAGGGCACGGAGCCCAAGGCCTACACCAGCGACCCCCAGTGTGGCCTGGACTTGCTACAGAAACACAACGTACGGTACCGCAAGTCGGACGCTGGCTACCTGTGGGCTGCGTACTACATCGACAGCCCCGACGACCTGTACTACGGCTACAATGGACTACTGGCGGGGTGTGCGTGCATCGCACAACGCCAACTAAGCAAGATCACCCACTCACTTTGCATCGGAGACTAAGACCATGAAACAATCCTACTTCCAAACACCGCGCACGACCGAAGAGTGCACCTTCCACTCATGGGCTGACCCCATTCAGGTGGGCGAGCCCAACCAGCACACCGGCATCGACCCCGACCTGCTGGTGATAGGTGTCGCGATAGCGTGCGTCATCTTCGCCTTTGTGTACGCGGTTATGGCCTAGGTGTTAAATAGGGCTGATTGACCATACTAGTGCAACAACCAAACCAGACAACCAGATAGCAAGGAGCTAACATGTCAACACTACAAAACCTCATCGAGCAGTCCAACGGCAAGTTCGTGTCGGTCACGTTCACCAAAAAAGACGGCAGCACACGCGTCTTGGTCGGCAGACTCGGCGTGACCAAGGGACTCAAGGGCGGCAAGTCAACCCTCGACCCCGAGAAGTTCATCACCATCTTTGACGTGCAGGCAGATGGGTATCGCGCCATCAACCGCGAGACAATCCAGTCGGTGCGGATCGACGGGAAGGAGTTCACGGCATGAACTGGAAAAACTTTGAGCGTGGCACGGTGTGCGTCATCCGTTTATTCAACGGCAAGCCAGAGGCGCTACGCATACCGCAGGACTCCCACTTCAAGGAGTGGGTCGGTTGTTTTTCCATTCTTTGAGGAGTTCACGGCATGAAGACAAGCAAGATATTGACCAAGGCCAAGGAATACCTTTGCCTTGGTGGGGCGGTGGAGGACAGCGTAATGGGCGAGCTATACCAGACGCAGTTCATGTGTCTGGCGATAGCCAACGCGTGTCGCGTCTTAAACGTCTCCGCTAAGAAACGGAACGCGACTACTGCCATCGTGGGGAGTCGCATCAAGCCACAGTACACGATACTAGATTGGCTATACGAAAACAAACACATATCAAAACAGCAATTTAAAGCGTGGGATAAAGACCACGATTATGTACCGTATAAGTTACAAGACTACCGGCACGCGTGGCTGGATCATTTGATCAATGAGTTCAAGGACAGGGGGGACTGACGTGATTTACACTGCCAAGCTGCGGTACCTGCCAAAGTTGTCATTGTGGCACATAGAAATTGTCCGAAGTTCGCGGTCATTTTTCGGACAAACCAGACAACGGGCAATCGAGCGATGCCTTGCCAATCAGACAAAAGGCGACACGATAAGGATAGCACAATGTTAAACTATTTCCCTGCAATTGCCCTCACGGGGGTGGTTGTCATTTTTGCATTAGGTCAACGGGGGCTTGCTCTTATATTTTTATTAACACTTTGCTGGATAGATATTTAAAAGGCAACTCACACTTGAGAAACTACATTAACTTTGTGCGCTAACTCCAGTAATTGTTCAGGGTGTTCAGGTTGTCGGGGTCACTTTACTATTTTTTCTTTTTTTTTTTTTCAATGTGAAAAATAAATAAAAAGAGTAAACAGACCCCGACAACCTGAACACCCTGAACAGCAGCCCATTCAAACCCTGGGAAAACCAATGACAAAGAAACAACTATTGACCCGTGAGCAAGAGATCGACCTGCACCGTCGAATCCAGCACGGGGACGAAGACGCCTTCCAAGAACTGGTACTCGCCAACCTCGGTCTCGCGGTGTACATTGTCAAAAAGCTACCACACTGGAACCTAGCGAGTTCCATGACGCGCCAAGACCTCATCCAAGAGGCCAACTTGGCATTAATGCAAGCGGCCAGAACATGGAAGCCGACACACCGGTTTGCGACCTACGCACGCAGCGTAGTGTTTAGTAAGGTGTTCAGGAAGATTGAACAATTGGAGAACCTAATCAGCATACCCATAGGCGTGCAGGAAGCCATCAGGAGGCTCTACAAGATCACCAACCACCTTATCCAAGAGAAGGGTAGGGAGCCGACCATTCAAGAGCTTGTAGAGGCTTCTGGCCAGCCGTACAAGGACGTGCAGGAGTTGTTGCTAATCTCACAACGCCAGCCGATCAGTTTGGACGCATTCAAAAACGACAAGGCTATAGAGGAGGCACATGACCACGACTAAATTTGGGCGACCACGCCGACCGCACGCACTGATGGACTACCTCCGACAGACGTACGGCATTAAGACAGACCAGCTACTAGCCGACGCGCTAGGTGTTTCCTTTGTGACAATTAGCAACATTAGAAGTTTGACCCGCGCGGTATCCGCGGACGTTATACTACGGGTGCACGACATTACCGGACTATCAATTAAACAGATCAAGGAGATGGTATGAACGACAACATTGAAGAGCTACGTGCTGCGGCCAAGGAGGCCCTGCGTATACTGGAGTGCTACATCGACTCACCCAACGTCCCCGTGTGCTTTGAGGGCGACACCAAGGCAGCGAGCGACCTGAGAGACGCACTGGGGGACGACTGATGACACGGGATGACATTATCCGCTTGGCCCTTATGGGAGAGCGAAGCATGAAGCAACGGATTCAGTGGGCGGTAGACATGGAGCGCGAAGAATGTGCGAAGTTGTGCATGGGTAAATGGCTGGAGTGGGTGGACGGGTCGCCAGATAAACGACTTGACATGCGAAATGATGCGGAAGACTGCGCGTTTGCTATCCGCGCAAGGGGGCAGGTATGACTGACAACGTGATTCCTTTTGGCGGTATAACCCGATTGGACATTGACCCAGACCGTGTGCTTAGTAGTGCCGTTGGCAAGATGGACTGCGTGGTTATATGTGGTGTTGATAAGGACGGTAATGAGTATTTTGCGTCCTCAATGGCTGACGGTGCTGACGCGCTGTGGTATCTGGAGCGGTGCAAGAAAATGTTGTTGGAGATTGTAAATGACTGACAAACAACCGGAAGCATTGCTGTATGCCGACATTCTTGCAAACAAGATACCGAGCATTGAGTGCCTTGAAAAAGCCGCTGCCGAACTACGCCGACTGCATGAAGAAAACCAGCAATGGCAAGAGAAGTGCAATACGTACATTCAAATACATGATGCTGTAGTTAAAGATAACGACAGACTGTATGCGCTGAATGCGGAGTTGGTTGAGGCATTGAAATATATGATGGAATGGCAAGTAAAAAATGTCAATAAATGGCATAACAGCGCATACGACAACGCCGTTGAAGCGTTAGCCAAAGCGGAGGTGAAAGAATGAGCAACCTGTGGATTAATTGGCGCTTTGGTGCGCGGCATTTACAAATTGGGCCTGATCGTCCGTGGGTTACGTTTCGCGTAAACCCGTTTTGGGTGGAAAACAAACCTACTAAATGGTTTGAGGTGCATTGATGAATAACGACAGAGAACTAATGCAAGATGCGCTGGATGCGTTAGAAAGTTTACAAGCATGGCCGGAAACACCAGAGAATTTCAAGCGTTTTCGTGCAATAGAAGCACTACGCGCCAGACTAGCGCAGCCTGAGAACGACTTTAATCCAGATTGGGACGCAATGGCAGTCATGGTTGAAGAGCAGCAGCGCATGGCAAAGCGGATTGAGGAACTCGAAGCTCGACTAGCGCAGCCAGAGCAGAAGCTTGTAGTTAAATTGAAAGAACTGCTTGAGGTTCAAGGGCGTGATGGTACATGGAACTACGACCCATACTTTCACGGTATGTATAACGGCATGGAAGTTATGCTTGCTGTATTGGAAAATAGAGAGCCAGTATTTCGTGGAGCGCCAAAGAAATGGCTATCAAAGAAAGAATGGCAAGGGCTGACGGATGAGGAAGTAAAAATACTTGCAACGCAAGGCAGAACTGATTTTTCAAGGCCGGTGTACAACGAATTTTACAGCGCCATCGAAGCCAAGCTAAAGGAGAAGAACACATGACATGGCAAGTATGGACAAACATAATGCAGAAGAACGGGGCTTCGACTCATGTGGTTCCGTTAAACGATCTTCGAGAACATGCAGAAGAAACGACGTGCTGGTGTAACCCGCGAGTTGACGAGGAGTTGAACTTAGTTACGCACAACAGCGCAGACAATAGAGAGGCGTTTGAAACAGGGGAAAGGAAACCGACATGACAACACACATGACAAAAACGTGGTTTGTAGACGGACAAATTATTGAAGAGCCAATTCCAGAGGCAGAAATGAATACAAATTTCAGTGGTAATTTACACGAAGTAATGCACCAAGCCGCATGGGATTCGGCAACGCGTGTGCCTGAAGGCGACATACGTGCTTTGAAGCACCGCATCCATGAGCTTGAGGGAGAGGTTATTGGGTACAAGCAAATTCTTGATACACAGCCAGAACCAGCAGAATGTGACGGCGGACAGTGCGGTATTGGCGGGTATTGTAAGCAGTGTCCTAAGACGCAGCCAGAACCGGATTACGAAGCCGAGTTTATAAAAGATTGGAACGAAGGCAAAGTACGGCGCGTGTCTGACGGTAAGCGAATGGTTCCAGAACGCGAATGGGTTGGGCTGACGGATGATGAGCGTAAGGAAATTGCACTTGAAGTTCCAATGGATGCTGTGTGTATAACTGAAGCCAAACTCAAGAAGAAGAACACATGACTGACCGCGAGCTAATGCAAGAAGCGCTGGATGCGCTGACGTATGTAGGCGATAAAGATATTTACAGTGGCACTATTGACGCACTACGCGCCAGACTAGCGCAGCCTGAGCCAGCAGAATGTGACGGTGGGCAATGTGGGATTGGTGGGTACTGTAAGCAGTGTCCAAAGACTAAGTCTGATGTTCCCGAAACAGCTTTCGGGGAGATAAAGCCGGTGTTATATCAAGTAAGGGGCAGACCTAATTGGGATACAGAGCCAAAGTGGGGGGAATGGAAATTTTGCACTGAGCCTGTAGCAAATGACTTTAAAAAAACCCCTGTGTTGCACGATTGGGAATACCAAGTTAGAAGTCTTTACACCGCCCCACCACAGCGCGAATGGGTTGGGCTGACGGATGATGAGATTAAAGAGTGCTTAGAAATGAGTATTCAAGGAACGTGCCGCGCCATCGAAGCCAAGCTAAAGGAGAAGAACGGATGACAATGCACACTTACCCGCTAAACGATTTGCGCGAACATGAAACTGATAAAGGTGCATTTTGCTGGTGCAGACCGGAGTACGACGAGGAGTATGACTTGTACGTACATAGAAGCATGGATGGGCGCGAAGAATACGAAGAAGGAAGGAAGCCGACATGAATGAACGAATTAAAGAACTTTGGGCGCAAGCTGCTGAAACAACTCGAGGTGATTCTTGGGAAGAGCAGACAAAGTTTATTGAACGGTTCGCCGAGTTGATTGTGCTGGAATGTATGCGTATGTGTGAGGTTACGGAGATGAGTTTTGTGACTCATGATTGTGATGTTGAGGCATCGGGTGCAATTACTGTTAGAAAATTTATTGCTGAACATTTTGAAGTTGGAGATATACCCGAGCCATAGAAACCAAGCTAAAGGAGAAAAACAGTGAGCCTAATTAAAGTCAACCAAGAAATGTACGCGCGGGTCTTTAAGATGCTGATCGAAGACCCCTGCACCACGCACGACATTGTGGAGGAGACGGGTATGCACCTAGTCACGGCGCAGTCTCTGATGCGCTGCTTTAACAAGCACAAGATCGTCCACATAAAGTTTTGGGAGAAGGACGCCATGGGGCGTGACCGTACGCAGGTGTACGCGTTTGGCAAGGGCAAGGACAAACCAAGGGCGAGGATGTCTGACGCGGAACGTAAGGCACGGTCTCGCAGCAAACAGAACATGTTAAAATTGACAAATGTTTTACACGGGACGATGACGGAGGCACCATGAGTTCAACGAATGAGCACACAAAGGACAAGCAGCAGACCAAGCCGGCGACGGACAAGTACAGGGACAACTTTGACAAGGTGTTCAAGAAGACGTACGAGCAACTGGCCAAGGAAAAGGGATGGACTGACGTCAAGGAGGAGAAATGAACGAGGACAAGTTTTTAAGCGAACTGGAGGCCCTCATTCGCGAACAGACCCTGGAGATCATTCGACTAAAGAAAGAAGTCGAACGGCTGCAGGAAGTTATTAACGAGGTGAGGAATTCGCGATGACAGACAAAACAAAACGCATTATTGAGATAGCGGAAGCGTGCGACGGTCGGATGGTCTACGTATGGGGCGACAAGCCAACCGTGGAGCACCTCGACATTATGAAATTTGTGGATTTAATTTTGAAGGAGTTTTGTAATGACGACAGAGTACAACTACCCGAAGTCGACGATAACCCTAAACATCTACTCGGACGAAGCGGAGGCGATCTTGATCACGATGCTGAAGAACGACCTGCACAACCTGATCAAGGACGGGACACTAAACCTGTTCAGCCTAGACGAAAAAGAAAATCAGAAGAAGGTAAAGAAGTTGTTGAAGGCGTATAAGAGGGTCTTGGAATACTACGGGGAGGAAATAATACTATGAGCGGAATTAGTGACGTCGATATTAACGATTGGGACAAATCTACCGAGATCGAACTGCGCGAGTTTAAGGAAAACCCAGACGGCAGCGCGGATTGTATTTTGTCCGTCTCGTCGGTGGGTATGAAGTTCTTGGTCAACTTTGCGGTCATCGAGCTTTTTAAGAAGGCCATCGAGATGGGCAAGGCACACACACCACCCGATGAAGAGGGTAAACAATGACAGAAACAGAACGCGCGGAATGGAAATTAAAACGAGCCAGGCTCCCAGCAGAGCACGCGGAACAGTGGACGGAAGACGTCTACGACCACTACCTGCGGCTACGTAAGGCGAAGGACGCGTGGAAGAAGTCCAACAACCGACCCAGTGACGTACTGGGGTGCGTGAAGGACGACGGTATGCTGACGCCCCTCTTCGTGCCAAACGAGACCTACCTATGGTACCAAGAGGTGCAGCAGTTTTGGATTCGGAACCACGAACCACGATACATTCGCGAGAATCAGGCGCGCATGTCAAGCGGCGACTTTGGGGAGGAAGACGATTGGGCAAAGGTAGAATAATTTCACAATATGAAATAAGGGTAATTAACGCCCTGATGAAAGGATTACAATGAAAGCAATTTTTTACTGTGTTTATGGCGCTGGTGTCTTGGCCGGGCTTTTGTTTACCAGATACCTGCCGTGGGACATCGCGTTTATCTGCGTCTTCATTCTGCCCATACTGTCACTTTACCTAGCAGAACAGTCTGGTCGGGTGCAGTTTGGTGAATACGACAAGGAGCCGGATGATGGAAGCATTATCAGTACGATCATCAAAGAGGACTTGTCGGACAAGGACGCGGCCAAGAAGTACGGGTGGGCTGTCGTCAATGAAATGGACGAACGACTAAAGAGCATAGAAGAAGTCCTTCAAGAAGCAAAAAAGAAACGAGAAAAGTTTGTCAGCATGATCAAAGAGGAGCCGCCTAAATGAGAATACGTCTCACTACGGTTGAGGAATTTGACTCCATTAAGGACGCGGCGTTACACTACGGCAGGGCACCACGAATTCTCAGCCGCCTACTCAAGGGCGGCGGGGGTATCCCGACACTGTACGGACACATTATAAAAATTGAGGCCATTGATGGAAAAACCGACGACGTTACCGGTACTGTTCGAGAACATACCGATCAGCCTGAAGAAAATATCCCGCTGGGTGTTGTGGAGGTACGTGGAGGTGGGGGATGGTTCCAACAAACGTTGGGCAAAGCTGCCACTGCAGTCCACGGGCAATTCCGCAAGTTCTACAAACCCAACAACGTGGACTGACTTTTTTCATGCACAAGAAGCATTTCAAAATGGGCGCTTTGATGGCGTGGGTTTTGTATTTGACGGCAGTGACGGCATTATGGGGATTGACCTTGATGATTGCCTTGACGCTGGCCAACTAACGGAACACGCGCAACAGATCAAGGACCAAGTTCAGGGGTACTGTGAAGTCAGTCCATCAGGGACGGGGATCAAGATATTCACCCGAGCCCAACTGAACGTCGCGCACGTCGACCACGACAAGGGTCTGGAGATATACCCACGGGGGCGGTACTTTACCGTCACCGGCCACACCCTTGGGGGTGCCATCCCCGACGACGAGCAGGACCTGCAGAGCATCGTCCCAGCGCGCCAGACGTATCACACCGGCGACGCGTTCGCGGACTACAGCCCACCACTCGACGGGTGGGACTTGGCGCGGGTGGAGACGGAGCTACTCGCCAACCTCGACCCCGACTGCGGGTACGCTGGGTGGCTGGCCGTTGGCATGGCGTTGCAGCACCAGTTCGCTGGTGACTACGAGGCACTCGAGTTATGGGACCGCTGGTCCTACGCTGACGGCAACTGCCCGACGTACTACGAGGGTGAGTGTGAGAAGAAGTGGGGCACGTTCGGTGGTACGGGTGGCACGACCCTCCGCAGCCTAGTCTTCAAGGTCAACAAGGCCAAGGAGGACGAGGAGGTCGCCAACGGTACCAAGGTACTGCACGGTGGGCCACTGAACCACGCGAGGGAGTTCTTGGCCAGCAGGTACACATGCGAGGAGGGGAACATGTTGGCCAGCTACGCGGGGGACATGTTCCAGTTCAAGGGGACGCACTACGAGGACATCGAGGAGGCCACCGTACGCGCACACCTGTACGACTTCCTGGACAAGTGCAAGAAGTTTGACCGTAAGAACAACCTGACGCCAATCAACCCAGGCCCGGCGACGGTCTCGGGTGTACTGGACGCGGTCAAGGCAGCGACCCACCTCCCTAACACGTCCAACACGCGCCCACCGGTGTGGCTGCAGGGGTACGGCAACGACAGGCCCGACCCAGCGAAGCTGGTATCGCTAGAAAATGGGTTATTCCATACGGAGCAGAATCTTTTGATCCCGCACTCGTTGGGCTTTTTCACGTTGAATTCCCTGCCCTTTGCCTACAACCCAGAGGCGCAGTGCCCGACGTGGATGAAGTTCTTGAGCGACCTATGGCCAGATGATCAGGAGAGCATCGACTGCCTGCAAGAGATGTTCGGGTATATCTTATCCGGCGACTCGAGCCAGCAGAAGTTCTTCAACGTCATCGGGCCCCGCAGGTCGGGCAAGGGGACGATCAACAAGGTACTCGTCTCACTACTGGGCCAGCACAACACCGTGGCTCCACAACTGGAGGAGTTATGCGACACTTTTGGACTACAGCCGTGGATAGGCAAGCTGCTCGCATCCTTCACGGATGCCCGTGCACCGGAGCGCAATCGGAGTGCTGTCGTGAGCCAATTACTCCGCATTGTTGGTGGAGATACTGTCACGGTAAACAGGAAAAACAAAGAGTCGTGGTCCGGCTACTTGCCAACGCGTATCGTAATCTACTCCAACGAGGCGTTGCAGCTTACAGAAAACTCAAACGCCCTGACAGGACGGATGATAGTCTTTAAGATGAGCAACAGCTTTTACGGCAAGGAGGACACGCACCTAGCAGACAAGCTGACGAAGGAACTCCCAGGGATTTTCAATTGGTCCATCGAGGGGCAACAACGTAGGCTGGCACGCAACGGGGCGAGGTTTGTTCAGCCGACAACAGGGCGCGAGCTACTGGAGTTGATGGAAGAACTGGGCAACCCGATTGGTTCGTTCGTGACCGACGCACTGACGTACGACCTTGAAGGGCACGCGCAGAAGGACGACATCTTTGCGTGCTGGAAGAGGTGGAGCGTCGCGAAGAACATACCGCCGGGTAACGACCTTACGTTCAAGAGACGTTTCTTGGCAGCCACGCAGGACCATCGCGTTGTTGCTGAAAGAATTCGTGTTAACGGGGAGTTGTGCAACGTGTACCGCGGCATTAAGTTAAACGCCAAGGCTCAGAAGTATATTGATGGCATATCTCAGTTTGAGAAAGAGGAAATATTCGGATGAGCTACTACCACGTAGATGCAGGGTTTTTTCCAACGCCTGTGAAGGTTTGTTTTACAAAAAAGGACTTTCACAAGATACTCAAGGAGCACAACATACCCATCGAGGTCGCGGTGGAAGCCGGACCGTTAGTCGCTGGCATCGCGGAGACACACGCGTTCAATAAGTTTGGGGACGCGTTTGTCGTTGTGATTTTTAATCTCGAGCTAATTCAAGACGACCTGGCCTGTATGGCGGGCGTCGTGGCGCATGAGTGTTCACACGTAATCGAACGGATACTCGAGCACATTGGCGAAGACGTTACTGATTTTGGTGAAGAGACGAGGGCCTACCTAATGCAACACATAGTCGAACAGATATTTCAAGGGTGTCTGATGGAGATGCACAAAAATGCAAAACGAAAAGTCACTGGAAAGGCGACTGTCAAGGCTGGTCAAGCAAAAGGGGGGACTGTGCTTGAAGTGGGTCTCGCCGGGGGTGACGGGGGTGCCGGACAGGATAGTAATCCATCAGGGGAGGGTGATCTTCGTGGAGTTGAAGGACCCCAAGGGGGTGCTGTCACCAAGGCAACGGCTGGTCATACAAATGCTCCGCGACGCGGGGGCAGAGGTATCACTTTTAGCCAGCGCAGAGGAAGTCGATAACTTTGTGGGGTCACTATGATTGACGAACAAAAAGATTTTGATCGCGCCAAGAGGGCGCACATTGCGCGATCAAGGTACGACATTCAGCGGCGCGCAAAAAAGAAAGAAATCCCGTTTGACTTAACGACAAAGTATTTGATCGCCATCGCCCCCGACAACTGTCCCGTTTTTAAGGTGCCATTAAAATGGGGATACGGGGGTAATGGCAGCGCATCAAACGAGTCCCCTAGCCTGGACCGCATCTTTCCAGAGAAGGGGTACGTCAAGGGCAACGTCGCGTGGATATGCCACAAGGCGAACATGATCAAGTCAACGGGGACGGAGGTAGACCTTTACGCCGTCGCCGATTGGCTACATAAAAAACGAAAGGAGGTACTCAGTGGAGGTGCTAGACCCCCCTCAATGGACGACCCTGCATTTACCTACATCACGCGCCCCGCTTATACAAGGGTGGTTAGCGACCAAGCAGCGCGAGATCGAGGAGGCTATTAATGTTGAATATAAACAATTTACACCCGTACCAGCAGAAGATAATTCAAAAGAGTAAAGACATGCCGCACATGGGTCTCTTGATGGACATGGGGCTTGGCAAGACAATTACGACGCTGTCACTTATCAAGGGCAAGACGCTGATCATCGCCCCCAAGGCCGTCGCCAAAAACGTATGGATGCAGGAGGCTAAAAATTGGGAACACACACAGAAGGTAAAATTTGCATTGCTTGTGGGAACCGTCAAGGAGAGGGAGTCTGCTCTTCAGGAGGATGCGGATGTGTATCTAATCAATGTGGAAAATGTTGTATGGCTTGTGGACCAAAAGATACTCCCAAAATGGGACTCGCTGGTGATCGACGAGAGCAGCCGATTCAAGAACCCGGGGTCCAAGAGGTGGAAGTCGTTGAAGAAGATATTGGGCACGTTCAAGCACCGTTTCATTTTGACGGGGACACCCACACCCAAGTCGTACCTTGACCTATGGACACAGATCGCCATCCTGGACCTGGGGCAAAGGTTGGGCACGACGATGACGGCGTTTAAGGAAAAGTATTTTGACCCCGATCAACGAGACCGCAGGACGGGTGTCGTCTGGAGTTGGAAGCTAAAGCCAAACGCAAAAGAAAGTATCGACGCAAAGATCGCGGACGTATGCTTTTCATTGCGTGCGGAGGACTACCTGACGATGCCCCAGAGACAGGACGTCACGCACGTCATTGAGTGGGACAAAAAGGGCAGGGACGTCTACAAGCAGATGAAGAAGGACATGGTCGTCGAGATCAGTAACGACGTGCTGACGGCCGTCTCAGCGGGTGTGCTGACCAACAAACTGCTCCAGATCACATCGGGACAGGTGTATAACGAACAAAGGGAGGTAGTTGACGTACATACCGAGAAGTTAGACTACTTGACGGAGATGGTGGAGGACGCACCGACGTTGATTTTCTATGCGTATAAGCACTCACTGGAACGGTTAAAGAAGGCGTTACCTGACGCGGTGGAATTAAAGCCAGACGACACGGGTACCATTGCCGCGTGGAGGGAGGGAAAGATCAGCCAGTTAATTTGTCACCCAAAGAGCGTGGGTATTGGATTGAATTTACAGTGCAACGTGGGTGACACCGCGCAGGTAGTCTGGTTTGATTTGCCATGGAGCGGGGAGGATTATCTACAGGCCAACGCGCGTGTTTTTAGACAAGGGCAAACCAAACCCGTTATCGTTCACCACTTGACTATGGCGGGTAGTATTGATGGGCAGGTGATGGACGTACTACAGGGCAAGATTGATACACAGGAGGCGCTAATGAACGCGTTAAAGTTACAATGATCAGATTTAACGCAACAATGCGCAGGCTGTCTGATGAAGAGATTGACCCGATGGAAAGCGAAGACGGCGCGATGGAACCAATGGACGCATCTCATTGGGCACCATGGTCGTCAGACACAATGCAGGACGTCTACAACATCATCACCGACAAGCTACTGCCCCAACAGAAGCAGGTGATGGAGGCGCACCTCGCGGGGTTTAATCACAAGGACATAGGGGTAAGCGAAAAGTTTTGGAGGTACCACTGGACGCTGGCAATCAAACGCATTAAAAGGGAGTTAAAGGTATGAAGCATAAGTCCTTGGATGAATTAGTCGCACACTGCGGATTTGAAAAATTGTCAGACGATCTGTGGAGCGCATCAGGTGATCACATTGAGGAGTTGATTGACTCCATTCAGCGGTTGACGATCCTCAATATTATTAGTTCACTTGCCGTGGTGCATGACGCCATAGCAGGAGACGGGCAGAAGGTCGTCATTAAAGAGGACGACCTTTTAAGCAGATACAAAATTAAAACGGGGATGCAATGATGCTAAACTTTTTAATTGCGTATGAGGGGGAAAGCGGTTGGCCAGAGTTTGAGGTGCAGTTAAACAAGCTGGTGGCCGACGTGAACAAAAAGCGCAAACTGCTCGCGGTGTGTGACTTTGAAACAGAGGACGAGGTACGAGAAATTATGTACGAGGTGACCAACTTTACAATGGAGAAATTAAATGTCAAATAACGCCACAAACTTACGCAATTCGTTGGGTATTAAAAACCGGGATCAGGAGGCTGCCGAGATGGCTGGAGCCGTAACGCGTCTGGTCCTCAATGACGTCATCCGTGAGGCCAAAGAGCGGGCCAAGATTAGGGATGAAACTTTGGCCAAAACCCCGGCCGAAACTCCCACTAAAAATGGGTAATTCTTTATAGGAGAGCCGCCTTGTGCGGCTTGATAATAAGGATAACACCATGGCAATCAAAAAATATGACTTTTCCCCGGACATGTGCGACAAGCTCATAGCGTTGGGTAAAGAGGGCGCGAGCCAAAAGATGATGTATTCCACACTGGGCCTACCAAACAGCGCCGTGGCGCGGTTTAAGAAGGATCACCAGGAGTTCGCAGACGCACTGGATTTGGCAATTGTCCACAGCCAGAGTTTCTGGGAGCGTATGATGCTGGAAAACCTCAACAACAAAGGATTCAATTCACGTATCGCTGAGATTGCCCTCCGTGGCCAATTCCCAGGGGACTACCGTGAGGATCGTTCCAATAAGGTGGACCTGACGGCGAAGGTCGAGGTAGACTTTGGTTCCGCAGTTAACGACCTGATCAAGCAACTGAAAAACGCGGTATAGCCCTTTCGGGCTTTTTATAACCTTTGTAGAAAGGTACTATGTCACACGCCATGTTAAGCGCCTCAGGCGCTTATAGGTGGATGTCTTGCACGCCCAGCGCGCGCCTAGAGTCCGTCCTACCAGAACCCCGAAGAAAAGCAGGATCCTTCGATCACAGCCTTAACGGTACCACTGCCCATAAAATGGCAGAGGCCAAGTTAAAGCGTCACTACGGCTTCATTACCGCCGTGGAATACAACAGCGAAATTAACGAGGTCAAAGAGACGCCCTTCTACGACGAGGAGTTCGAGAAGTACGTCGACGACTACGTGCTATACGTCCGGTCACAGATTGGCGGCAACGACGACCCCTACTTTGAGCAGAGGGTCGACTTTAGTGAGTGGGTGCCAGAAGGGTTTGGCACCGCGGACGTCGTGATCATCAGCGACACCAAGATACGGGTCATTGACCTGAAGTTTGGTGTGGGGATCAAGGTCGACGCGGAAGACAACCCGCAGCTACGGCTGTACGCATTAGGCGCGTGGAGTAAGTACCACGAAGACCACCCCAACCTGACGGACGTCGAGTACACCATCTCCCAGCCCCGCCTGGGACACATCAGCACCGAGACGATGAGTGTTAAGGAATTGATCGAGTGGGCGGAGACGACGGTCAAACCAAAGGCCAAGAAGGCGTGGGCGGGCCAAGGTGAGTTCTTGGCAGGCAGCCACTGCGGCTTCTGTCGTGCCAAGTTCCAGTGTCGTGCACGTAGCGACTTTGCGAACGACGCGATTGTGGACGACTTCAAGGCACCCGCACTCTTGAGTGACGAGGAACTTTTAAAGGCGTTCAAGCGGTCGACGTTAATTAAAAGCTGGATCAGCGACGTCGAGGACCACCTGCTCGCGCAGGCCAAGGACGGCAAACCACCCGCTGGGTACACACTTGGATGTACGTCAACAAAACGCAAAATTAGCGACACGGAGCGCGCTAAATTGTTGCTAATTAAACAAGGGTACCAAGAAGATGAAATAATTGAGAAGCCGGAGTTAAAAACTGTGGCACAATTGGAAAAGATCGCGGGCAAGGAAAAGTTGGCCGGCGTCTTGGGTAGCTTGATCTTTAAACCAGAAGGGGAACCTAAACTGGTGGAGAGCAAGATAGTTGCAGAGTTTTCATAATGCGGAATATGGGTTATTATCTGTACGGGTTTTTTATGGCCACCCGAATCAAGTGCCATAGAAATAGTAAATCAGGAGGCCAAGATGGCAAAAGTTAATGAAAAAGTAGTCACCGGTAAGGTTCGTTTTTCTTACGCAAATGTGTTTACCCCTGTCGCAAGTGAAGAGGGTAAGACGCCCAAGTATTCGGTGTCTATCATCATTGATAAGAATGATAAGGAAACAATCGCCAAGTTGACAGCGGCGTTTGAGAAGGTCAAGGCATCAAGCGGTACATACTTTGGCGGCACCGTGCCAAAGGGATTGAAGGGCGGTCTGCGTGATGGTGACGCAGAGAAGGACGACGCAGCGTATCAGGGCTCGTTCTTTATCAACGCAAACTCTGTGCAAAAACCTGGCGTTGTTGATGCTGAGATGAATCACATCATCGACCCAAGTGAGTTCTATAGTGGCTGTTATGGGCGTGCAAGTCTGACGTTCTATCCGTATAACTCCAACGGCTCCAAGGGTATCGCCTGTGGTCTGGGTAACCTGCAAAAGCTGGCCGATGGTGATCGTCTGGGTGGTGGCACTTCTGCCGAAGAAGACTTCGCTACCGTGTAAGGAAGAGCATGATTACAATTGATTTTACAACCGAAGAAATTAACAACATCTTGACGTTGTTAAGCCGTTTGCCTTTTATTGAGGTAAACAACACGATTCAATTAATTTACGAACGTGCGCACTCGCAGGTGAAGGAAGAAGTGAAGGAAGAAGTGAAGGAAGAAGTAAAAGAGTAACGTGTAGTAAAGACATCCGGTAGTGTAGGGGCCCATGGAAACATGGGCCTTTTTTAACCCCTAAAATTTAAAATAACATGAACCAATACCAAGAATACATCCACAAAAGTCGTTATGCGAAATTCCTCCCAGAGATGGGCCGTAGAGAAAACTGGGACGAGACCGTTCAACGGTACGTCGACTATGTATTCAGCAAGAACGAAAAACTGGCAGTAAACGTAGAATTAAAAAATGAAATTTTTCAGGCAATCGTTAAGCAGGAGATCATGCCCTCAATGCGCGCGATGATGACCGCTGGCAAGGCCGCGGATCGCGACAACACCTGCATCTATAACTGTTCGTATTTGCCAGTGGACGACGTCAAGTCGTTTGACGAGGCGATGTTCATCC